TGCGCGACCTCTACAACTACTGGATTTCTTTCCCCTCCAAGAAGGATATGGAAATGGCGGAAGAGGACATGCGGAGAAACGGCATCGGCAAGTCAGCGGCCTACGAGGATGTACGGATCCTGAAGAAACTGCTGGGCAACTTTGCCAAAACAACGAAGGATTATCACCGCTACAAATTCACACTCATGATCGATGAATCCTTCCAGATGGCGAAGCGTACAAAGGACGCGAAGGCGATGGCCAGCGCCGCCAACTTCTATGCGAAATACACTCAGTTGGACAAGGAAGATTCGGTGGAAAGAGGCTATGACCAAATCGTCATCCAACCCTTCGAGCCGACCGATGACCCGACCGTACTGGGCCTGAAACCTATCCCCAATCTGCGTGAGAAAATTGCCCGCAAAATCAAGCAATATTGGACCGAAGATGTGGAGGAAGTCACCTTTGAGGATGCGGATTTCAATGAGGATAAGATATTCGGAACCAGCGGTATAAACGATTCAGTTTAAAGTAATACTTCAATGAGACAATACTTCAACGACCCGCAGCAGGAAGTGATGTTTACGGGGGCCAAAGACAATGTGATTGTGGGTGGACGTGGTATCGGGAAGGGCCTGATACAGGCCTCGTGGAACCTGCGGAATTTCCAACGGATGCCGGGTTCATGCTCGGGCATCGTGGGTGTGAACGGCAAGCGAGTGCTCACCAATACCTTGCCCTCCATGCTTATCCACTGGGAAAACTGGGGGTACAAGCGCGATGTGCACTGGTGCATCGGCCGCCGACCGCCCGAATCCTGGGGATGGGGCAGGCCGTTCTTCGAGCCGCAGAGTTACGACAATGTGCTATCCTTCTACAACGGAAGCATCGGTTTCATCATCTCGCAGGACCGGGCCGGTACTTCCAACTCCCAATCCTATGACGCCATCACGGTGGACGAGGCAAAATTCATCGACTTCGAGCAGCTGAACAACGAGACACTGCAGGCGAACCGAGGCAACAAGATGCACTTCGGACAACATTACTTCCACCACGGCATGTTGATCACCTCCGATATGCCCGTCACGAAGAAAGGTAGTTGGTTTATGAACTACAAATCGAAATGCGATCCCGAACTCATCGAGACCATCCAGGCCATGGTACACGAAGTGTGGAAGATTAAGAAGCGTATCCGCGAAGACATCGCCGCCGGCGCCAAACCGCCCGAATACCTGCGCAACCACCTGCGCACGCTCAACCGCGATATGTGCCGCCTGCGCTCGGTGGCGCTGCTCTACCGCGAGTATTCATCCATCTGGAACATGCAAGTGCTGGGCGAAAAATGGGTGAACGACATGAAGCGCGATTTACCGCCGCTCACCTTCATGACCTCCATCCTCTGCAAGCCCATCGGCATCGTAAAGGACGGATTCTATTCCTCGCTGACCCCGGCGCACAAATACCATGCGGTGAACTACAGTTACCTCGACAGCCTGGAGTATCAGTTCGACAAACTGAAAACACCCTGTTCTCTGTCCGATGCCGATGTGGAAACGGAAATGCCTATCTGCGTGGCCTTCGATGCCAACGCCAACATCAACTGGCTGGTGGCCGGGCAACCGCAGGAGCGTAAGTTGAAAGTCCTGAAATCCTTCTTTGTGAAGTTCGAACGCAAACTGCCGGAACTCGTGGACGATTTCTGCGAATACTACCGACATCACAAGAACAAATCCGTGGTGTTCTACTACGATCATACCTTTCTGGCGAGCAACTATGCAGTGAACAACGAGGATTTTGCGTGGGTCATCGAGCACCAGTTCGTCAAGAACGGATGGACAGTGAGCCGCGTGTACATCGGCCAGACGATGCGACCCATGGAACGCTATCTCCTAATCAATAGAATGTTGAGCGGACGAGCCAACCTGCGGCCCGTATTCAATGAGACGAACAACGAGGACTTGCTCATCTCCATCCAGACGGCAGGCGTGTACAACGGCGCCAAAGACAAGCGAGGCGAGAAGCTGGCCGAGTCTGACGAGGACAAGCTGGAGTCGCGTACCGATGGTTCCGATGCCTTCGATACCTTGTGCGTGGGCTGCGAGCGCTTCCCCAAAATAGTCAGCAGTCTCTTCGTTACATCATCCATGTAACAATACTTCGACTGCGCCTTGCCATCCGGGCGAGGCGGTGGAGAGCCGCTCCCAGGCAGTGCAGCTGGCGAGGGCTCCGCCCTTCGGGCACCTCCCCAACAACACCACCTGGAAGCCGCTCTCCACCGCCGTTATCTTTCTACGGTTTTAATACTTTCTACGGTCAAGACCAGGCACAACGGTCATGGCTCCGATAGTCCCCTGGTCGGGCGGCGCCGGACTTGACGCCCTGCGCTCTCTCCGCCCAGGTGCCTATCGGAGCCAAGCCCGCAGCGCCTTCACTGTCTACGGTTCCCCACAAATTGAATAATACTTCGACTATGAGGCGGTCCCGACAGCCCACGAGAACCAGCGGGGCGCTTCGCGCCTGTTCCGCCCGCTCTCGTGAACTGCCGTTACCGCCCGTCCGGATGAAAAGGTAATAATACCTTCGACTGCCGCGTACCGTGCGGCTGAGAACGTAATTACCTCTACGTGCGCGGGCATTGCAAGCGACCGCCCGCCAAGGTTTGGGGGCTGCGGTCAGTGGGGGCGGTGGCGGTAGTGGTGGCATATAGAGCGAAAAATCCTGACAAAAGCCATCGGTAAGCATAGGGCGGTGGGGGCTCGCTCCGCTCAGTTCCGCACGCTGTGCGGGGCAAATCCAACGAAAACCACTGCAAATGAAGGGCTTGCATATCGGAGGGGCGGAAAAGGCGCGAAAACAGCCTTAAAAAGCGCCCTAAAAGCCTCGTAATTTACTGGTTTACAAGCGTTTACAAGTGATAAAAAGATGTTTTTAAACATCTTTTTTGTTGCCTTTTTTCTTTGGTATGTCAAGATAAATTTGTATCTTTGTATATCGGAAAAGGCAAGGGAGCCAATTCCAAGTTAAGTCAAGTCAAATAATTTTAAAAATTCAAGAAAATGAGAAAAGAAACAAACCCCGAATTTTACGAAATGTGGTCCAAGCCCATGTTTTCACTTTATGATTATCTGCCCACGAAGTATGAGGCAAGCCCAAGAGAGTGGGCAGTAAGAGAACTCATTTGGGCATTCAAAGACGGCAAGCGCAGCAGCGAAGTGGCGGAGAAAGTAGCCAAGGCGCTCCGAGATAGATTTGGGTCGTTTACAGATACGCTCACACTGGTCTGCATCCCAGCCCATGACGCGGATACCAACCAAGCACGCTACGAAGAGTTTTCCAAGGAACTTTGCCGCATGACAGGCATGACTAACGCCTACAATCACATCCACGTAGAGGGAGAGCGCTACACCATCCACGAGAGTCGCGACGGCGAAACTGAAAAGCAGTTCGAAGCAGCCTACACCGTATCATTCGACAAGGAGTGGTTCAACGGCAGACGTGTAATCATCTTCGATGACATCCTGACCAAGGGCGTGAGTTACGCCCGTTTGGCGTGTTTGCTGAACCTCTTCGGCGCTGAAATCGCTGGCGGTTGTTTCTTGGGTCACACTATGTTAAGCTAAGGGAGGGCGAGCCATGAGAGATATAAGAGTTTTATCCGATAGCGAGTTGATTTACAACGTATCGAACAAAGTGGATAGTAGAGAAGAGGGGCAAAGTTTGTCAGCGTTTTTAGAAACGCTGACCCCCAGCCGCCGAAAGATAGCGGAAAGCGCCATCGAGCTTTACAAGCGTGAGACAGCACGAGAGAAGAACCTGACCACGATAAAGGATAGCATGGACGGCTACGAATATATGTACCCGTTAATCGCTGATTTGCCCATCGAAGAATTTTGGGTGATTTACATGAACCAAGGGGCAAAGGTCATCGGACGTGAGCGCTTGAGTGTGGGAGGCATCTCCGGCACATTGGTAGACGTGAGATGTTTGCTTCGGGGGGCGCTGATGAATCGGGCCACTTGTATCTGCATCGCCCACAACCATCCCAGTGAGCAGGCAAGGCCCAGCAGGGAGGATGACGACCTGACGCGAAGAATCTATAGCGCAGCCAAGGCCATGGACATCCGCCTTTTAGACCATATCATCGTAGCAGGCAGGAGATATTACAGCTATGCCGATGAAGGCAAAATCGGCTAAGAATAAGCCTACAGAGCGAATTTTGGCACCCCATGCAAATGGTGGCGCCAAAATCGCCCGTTGGGCGATTTTGGGAGTTTGGAAGGGCTAAAGCCCTGATTGGTTAATTCGCCAAGGGCGAAGACCGCAAAGCGGCGCCGCCGCGGGCACGGTTTGGCGCTTGCCCGCAAGGAATCCGCCCGTTGGGCACCTTACGGACAAGCGCCAAACCGCACCCGCGGCGGTGTTTTAGCAGGGCAAAGCCCTTGACCTTTTATTTTTGCGTTTCATCAAGCACGCAGCAGGCGAGTAAACTCGCGACCCTCCGGTCTTTTAGTGTGGGCGAATCATCCGCTATCTTTGCGGCATAAATGATTTGCTTATGATAGTAATTACAAAAGATGTGAGTGATTACATGTTCTCATCGGCTTTGAATACCTTTGAGTTCACGACCAACGGGGAATCGGTTTCCGTCACGATAGATTGTGGCGAGGAATCGATCCTCGAGGAGTCGTATGTGCCCGATAGTGATGGGAAGATAGTGCTCTACGACCTGCAGCGGTTGCTGGAACCCTACCTCTCCACGAATCTGGTGGAATCTTTCTTGATTACTTTGGATGACGGCAGCGCGAAAAAAACACGTAGCTTCAAGGTGCAGTATTGTGCCGCTGAAACGTGGCTGGACGCGGCCGACTTCATGGAAAATAATTTCTTAACCACGCTTCAAGGACGGAAGTCTACCGCAGTGGGATTTCGGGAGTTCGTCCATTTCTATCTGAAATCCGCTGCGGAGATGGACGTCTATGCCCACTATTACGATGCCGCCAGCATGGATCTATTCGAGAAATGTGTGAAGACGAAGACCCTCACGACCACGGGGAAGGTGCAGACAGAAGATGTTTCGCCGGCCAACTTCCAGTTGGAAGGGTATAGCCTGGTATCTTATCGGGTCGTTATCGGGGACCGCCTGCAGGAATTTGTGGTGATGGACCACACGCCCGATGCGGCTCCGGCGCTTGCATTCACCAACTCCTTCGGGTGCCAGGAAACAATATATTGCACGGGTACGCACTCCCTCGAACCGGAGCACACCCGCAACACGGGGTATCTGGGTGGAATGTTCCGCTCCTATGATATCGAGGAAAACAAGATCTTCAAGGCGAATACCGGCTCCCTATCCCATGAAATGGCGAATTGGGCGGATGATCTGTTGCGCAGCAAGGAAATCTATATCCTCGATGGAGAACGTATCGGAAAGGAAATCACCATCACCGAGAGCGAGAACAAGCGTACAAATGACCACGATAACCGCCCGGTCTACACCTTCAGCTACCGATATGCCCAGCGAAACCACAATATCCTGAGCGAGGCGAAGGCAGGGCGTATCTTTGATAATACTTTCGACTATACGTTTCAATGAAAGTGAAAGTTATACATAGGAATGACGCTTTGCGTATGCTGGAATCAGGTATTCCCTGCACGCTGCGATTGTGGAAGATGAGCACAGGCGATATCTTGACCTACAAGGATGCCCGGTGTGTGGGCAGTTACTGGAGAGGGGGCACGCATACGGTGCGCCTGCCGATGAGTGGGCTACTGCGGACCTTCCGCGATGTGGCCCTGTTTGAAATTAACGGATTCAAAATATATATGTGATGGAAAATATTTTCATGCCTACAGAAATATTCAATGTGGAGGGCTCGCCCGTCATGGCGGCCATGGAAACGGTTTCGGATTCGGCGGACGTCTTCGATGAAGACACCGAAGACACCACGCTGCCCGTACCCGGCACCAACATGAGATATGTGATTTGGGGAGCCGATGACCTGCTGCCCTATCATATTCTTGAAATGGTGGGGAGCGATGAAGTGATGAGCCAAAACAAGCTTTTCAATGTGCTCACCTGCTACGGAGCGGGGCTTAAATACCGTGATCTTGCCACAGGACAGCCTTCAAGAGTGCCGGAAATACGGAAATGGGTTACGCATAACGCGATTCCTACGTTTTTCCTGGAGCAGGCTACCGACATGAAGTATTACTTTTTCGCCGTTTCGGTCATCATCCTTTCGCGCGATGGGTCTAAAATCACCTCGCTCCGACACAAGGATGCCTGCTATTGTCGCTTCGAGAAGGCGGACAAGGGCAAAATCAAGCATGTTTTCTACGGCAACTTTCGCAAACATTACGTCACGGAATTGGAACAAATCCGTTTGCTGGATGAACGCGACCCACTGGGCGAACTGAATATCCTGATGGGACGCGAACCGGGACCGGATGGCAGCACGTACATGCGCACGAAGGAGCGTAAGTTTGCCATCCTGGTGAAATTCCCGACTCCGGGGAATCGGTACTACCCTATCCCGAACTACACGGCTATCTTCCGAGGCGATTGGTTTGATATCAAACGTCTGATCGGGAAGGGTAAGAAGGCGAAGCTGCGCAACCATGCGTCCGTGAAATACCAGGTGGAAATCCACAAGGACTTCTGGGCAAACCTGATGGCCGAAGAACATATCACGGATCCTTTGAGACAAAAGGAGCGCATCAAGCAGGAAAAGACGAATATCAAGAACTTTGTGGCGGGCATCGAGAACAGCGGAAAAGTCTGGATAACGGGATACTATCTCGACCCCAACGGCAAGGAGAACCGCATGGTGCGTATCAACGTGATTGATTCCAGCAAGGAAGGAGGCGATTGGTCCGAGGATATTCAGGAAGCCGCTAACATCACTTGTTACGGCGATAACATCCACCCGAACCTGGTGGGAGCCACGCCCGGCAAGTCCACAAACAACAATTCCGGATCCGACAAGCGCGAACTCTTCACCTTGAAACAGGCGATTGAGGTTTCGTTCCATGATTTGATGGCCACGCCGCATAATGTGGTGATTGAATACAACGGATGGGCGGACAAAGTGGTGCCCGATGTGGAAATGATTCTGCTCACCACGTTGGACCAGCACACGGATGCAAAAAAAATTAGTTCAAATTCGAATGTACAGTTAGATGATTAATATTGATAAGGTTGGTTTTGAGAGCATAGTATCGGCGGCAGCGTGCGCCAGCACGCAGGTGTTCGATGCCATGCAGGATGCGCTCGAACAAGCGCAAAAAAGAGCTTTTTATGATGTGGTGCCGAAGGCAATAGTCGAGGCAGAGGGCGGTGACCTTGAGAAAGAGATGACCCGCTATATCTGCCTCGATGCCTTCTATCGCCAAATTCCGCAGCTGGACCTCGTCCTGACGCCCACGGGATTCGGCGTGGTTTCTAACCAAAACCTGGCTCCTGCCTCACGCGACCGCGTGCAAGCCCTGCAGGAGAACATCCGAAACGAGCGCGATGACAGCCTGGAGCGGGTGATCCGCCTGTTGCTGGGCAATGCGGAGTGGGCGGGTTCCTACCGCGCCATGCTGCTGGTGCCATCGGTCATCTTCCTCTCGGATCATCTTCGGATTTATGCGGGTATCGATGTGCATAGAACCGATTTTCTGACATACCGCGCCAAGATTAACGAGGTGGAACTTCGAATCATGAATATCTGCTCTTCGGAACAATATGAAACGCTGCTGCAGCACATCCGGGCCAACACGCTCAGCGAGGCCGAAAATAGAATTGCCCAGCTAATGCGTAACGCTATCGGTTTTTACCTGAACAGTCTGTGGGGCGGACTGGAGAGAGAGTTACAAAATATCAGCAATTATCTGGAGAAAAACCTCGATGAATTCGGGGATTATGCATCCAGTCAAGCCTATAAAGTGAAACATTTCGTACCGTATGAAAACGAAAGTAACGATTCCACCTACTTTTTCGGATGAAGAGAAAGTGTTGAACTTCACGCTGCCGACATCGTGGAGCGAACTCACGCAGAACCAACTGCGCTATGTGACGAGAATATTCAGCTTTTTCCCGGCTCCGGTGGCCAAGGTGATGGCGTTCAAACGCATCACGGGCATCCTGTTCATCCGCCGGGACGAGCAGGGATGGCACATGCGCACGAAGGCTGGCAAGGACACCATTCTGTTCCGGCTCACAGAAGAGGATATTTTCTGGTACATCTCCAAACTGAATTGGATGTTGTCGCCCGGTGACAAGCCCGTCCGCCTCGATGAAATCGGGGATTTTTGCGCGGTCGATGCCGATTTGCACGAGGTTCCCTTTGGGGATTACCTGGTGTGCGAGAATCTGTATCAGGGTTTCCTCCAGACGAGAGAGAACGACCACATCAACCGAATGGCATCCATACTCTATCGCGATAAGTACGGTCATCAAGCCGACAAAATCGAATGTAACGAGGGAGAAATCCTTTCGGTGTTCCTTTGGTTTGCGGCCTGCAAAAACCAATTCGCCAAAGCGTTCCCTTACTTCTTCCGCTCCCCGTCCGAGGACGAGGATTATGCGGAGCAGTCCGGCATGGTGGACCGCATGAATGCCCAGATACGGGCGCTCACGGGTGGCGACATCACCAAAGAGCAGCAAGTGCTGGACATGGATTGCTGGAGAGCACTCACAGAGTTAAACGAAAAGGCCCGCGAGGCCGCAGAATTCAAAAAGAAATATGGCAAATAAAGAGGATATCACATTATTTGACGCCATCGGCTATTTCAAAAACTTGTGTTGCCGCAACCTGTTGGCCCGCAAAACGGGCTTCTACCCCTGCGCCTGCAGCGGCATCGACTCGCTGGAGGAGGTGTTAGAGAACTTCCGCACCCACTCCACCTTCTTTGCAGTGGATGATACCAACGATGGGGTAACGGAGCGCCGCAGCGGTGGCTTCTTCAAAAAGCGTACGTTTACGGTATTCCTGCTCCATCGCTACGAGTTCGGCAACATGAGCGACCGGGAGAAAGCACTGTCTATCTGCAGGGAGTTGTACCGACAAATCCATTCCCGACTGTTGGTAGATAAAGAGCGGTTCGACAACAACCTCATTTACATGAATACAGAGAACGTGTTCAGCCGCGAGCTGGGGCAGTACTTCCTCAACGGATGCACGGGCCTCTACTTCATGCTGGACGTGTCGGAACCGCTGGAGCTGGTCTATAACAAGGAGGAATGGGATGACTAGAACGAAAGTGGGGCGTCCCTGGTTATCCGAGGACGACAAGAAGAAGTACATCGAGGCATGGGAAGAGGTGATGATCAAGATTTGGCAGGAGAAAATCGTGCGGCTCCGGGTACTCGATACCCGCGCCCTCCACAACCGCATCAGTGGTTCGGTGACGGGCAGCGGCACGGACT